ATATCCCCTATAAAAAAACAAAGTCTTTTATCTTCAAACTTTTGTCTCATCTCAAATTGTTTTAACTCATCTCTGGAAAAACAATATACCTTTTTTACTTCTGTTTCCAATATTCTTGAAATAAATTGATGGCCAAAGCTGCCTGTCCCGCCAATTATAAGAACTTTTTTATCTTTAAAAATATAACCCACCTCTTTCTTTTATTTAATATTTTATAATAATATTTAGTTAATTGCAATATGTAAAAAAACTTTAATTATTTTTATAAAAAGTATTGACTGAGTAATACCTTCATGGTATAATATGAGTATAGTAAAGAATAACAAATTAAAGCAAAGGGGATTACAAACATGAAAAACCAAACATTTGGAGTAGAAGTTGAAATGATTTTAAACAGAGAGAAAGCAGCAAAGGTTATTGCCGAATATTTAAGAGGAACAATATACCATACTTATAACAGAATATACCACACAATAGAAATAACAGCAGAGGATGGCCGAGTTTGGAAAATTACAAGAGACTCAAGTATACATTGTAACAACGATTTAGACTCCTGCGAGTTAGTAACCCCAATATTAAAATTTGAAGATATTGAAACATTGCAAGAAGTTATTAGAAAACTTAGAAGGGCTGGAGCAAAGGTTGACGAAAGTTGCGGCACACATATACATATTGGCGCAGAAAGACATACCGGCAAAACCCTTCAAAACCTAATTAATATATTTTACTCAAAAGATACTTTACTATACGAAGCCCTAAAAGTTAGAAGCGAAGGCGTAAACCATTATTGTAAGATGTTTAAAACTGAATTAATAGAAGAGATAAACAAAATTAAAAACCCAACAATTGAAACCGTTATTGATACCTGGTACGAAACAAGTAACTCATACTCAGCCAGAAACAGGCATTACCACTCAAGCAGATACCACGGTTTAAACCTACATAGCTATAGCACAATAGGCACCGTAGAATTCAGACTTTTTAACGCAACTTTACACGCCGGCGAATTAAAAAGCTTTATACACTTAGCACTTGCAATTAACCACCAAGCATTAACCCAAAAAAGGGCCACCGCAACAAAAACAAGCGAAGTAATAAAACATACTAACCATAAATACACTTTCCGTTGTTGGTTACTAAGATTAAAACTTAACGGCCCAGAATTTAAAAACACAAGGATGCATTTACTTAAGAACTTAGAAGGGAACACAGTTGGTAATTATAGGGCCGTTTAAGGCCCTTGTAATAAATAGTATAAAACAAATATAGGGAGGATTTAAAATGAAAATTTATGTAGCTTATGGAAGCAACCTAAACAAGGAACAAATGTTCAAAAGATGCCCGGGCGCGATTTATATTGGCAGTTGCGAAATAAAAGGATATTCCTTAGTCTTCAAAAGATGTGCAGATATAATAAAAAGTAAGGGGAAATGCCCGGCAGCCTTATGGTTAATAACAAAAGAAAATGAAGATAAACTTGATAGGTACGAGGGCGTTTCTTCAGGGCTTTATAAAAAAATAAAAGTAACGGTCAATTATGGGAAACAAACCATTGAAGGCCTGGCATACCAGATGACCAGTTTATATCTTAACGAACAAAAGCCAACAGATTATTATTACGAAGTTTGTCGGCAGGGATATATAGATTTTGGATTAGATTTAAAATATTTAGAAAAAACTTTTAAAAAAGTTAAAGATAAGTATTGACTCGGTAATACCTTCATGGTATAATATGTGTATAGTAGTTAATAACCTACTAAATAATATTTGTTGGAGGTACTACCATGAATAATTTTAAAGCTATTAGAAAGATGAACAGCTATAAAATACTACCAGGCGACATTGCAGTTGTAACACCCGAGATAGACCACAATTACCCGGAGTTATTAGTATCGGCCTGCACAGCCAGAGAAATTAATACATTGTATATAAGCACCGAAGTTAGCGAAGAGATGTTTAAAGCCTTTAAAAACGAATATAGGGTCGGCGCATTAACAAGTATTACAATAGTTTTAAACAATAGAATTAATAATAATTACGAAGTTAGAAGGCTTTACTTAAAAAGGTAAAAGGCAACACCGGGGAGGGAAACCTCCCCAAAAATAAAAATAAACGGAGGTTTCAAAATGGGAAATTCAGAGATTATAAAAGAAATCAAAGATGCAATTAAGGAAAGCATGAAGAATGAAAACAAGAACATCGCAGATTTTAGTATTTACGACTTAAGGGAATATGCCGGAATTATAAGCGAGAACGGCTTTGACTGGCACCCACAACTTATAGAACAGGCAATTAGGGAACTTAAACAAGGAAGATAAAAAAAGGCCTTAAGGCCTTTTTTTTATTCATGGCCAAATATCCTCTCTTTAGCATTATCAATATATTCTTTTGAAATATCCGAAGTAGAACAATGCCTTCCCAAATTATAACAAGCCGCGGCCGTTGTACCACCTCCACAAAATGGGTCTATAATAATATCGCCTTGATTAGTTGAAAGTTCAATAAATCGCTCAACAATCTTTAAAGGCTTTTGTGTTGGATGGATTTTCTTATCTTCATAATTTGTTTGGGGAACAGCCGCCTCTTGAACATCGCCGCGTTCTTCTCCCCAAACTTCTGGAAAGTTTAGTTCCTTATTGCCACAATAGAAACAAATTTCCCATTGAGATATAAATCGGTCTTTTACCACCCTGTCCATGCTCATGTTTTTACGCACCCAGATTATTCTAGATTTTAAGTCAAATTTATTTTTTATAATAAGTTCTTCAACTTTACTCATCAGCCTTGAGTCCATAAACATAAAAAAGGCATAATTAGGCTTTAAAACCCTTTTACATTCACTTAGTACTTTATCAATAAACTTTAAGAAAGCGGCCTCAGATTTGAAGTTATCCCAACTATTATCCGTTACAGAATAAGGCGGGTCTGTAACAATACAATCCACGGTATTATCTTTTGTGGATTTTAAAAATTCAAAGCAATCACAATTAAAGAAAACTATCTCCGATTTTTTTGAATCCCTTGGTTCTCGGTTTTGTTCTTTTAACTGTTCTCTTTTCTTTTTTAATTCTGCTTTCTTTATATCTTCAAAGGCTTTATTAACTGTTATCTCCCCATTTTTTAATTGTTCTTTTACCTTGTCAGTAGCCTTTTCCTTTATGTGTCTTACTTTATTTAATGTATTATGAGATATTTTAAGGGCATCTGCTGCTTCTTTTTTTGAATCAAGGTTGTCACATATGTGACAACCTTCGCCACCCTTAGCCATGTTTTCCTTCCCTTTGATTTTTAATATTTCCTGCAACCTTAAGGCCAGCATTCCCTTATCATAAATCGATAAATTACGCCTTCCCAGTTGATTAGTTATCATCCAATATGAAACATCTGCCCTGCTGTTAAAGTCCACTTCTTTAACATCATAAAAGAGTCTATGCTTACAGGCTATTTTATACCTGTTATGCCCATCAATAATAATCCCCTGCCATATAACCAATGGCTCTCTTATTCCATCTTCTAAAATATTAGTTTCCAACATATCGAATTCATCATTTGTTAATTTTGGAATAAGGCTTTCAAACTCTTTGTCAATTATTAAATCCATCTTTACTCCCTCCAGTATCTTTACTAATGTGCCTTTTTAATTTGTTCCCGCTCATATTTCCTTTTTAAAAATTCGTTATTGTTTAAATGTTGCCTTTGAATACCCTGCCATTCTTTTATTTTGTTTCGAGCCTTTTGTTTTGAAACCTCGTCAAGCCCAACAGCCTCACGCCGCTTATACATTCTTATTTGGCGTTCTACATACCTCTGTTTTTCTTGAGCCTTGTATGCCGTTTTTTGGGCCTCTTTATAGCCTTGGTCATTTACGAGCCTTTCTTCGGCAGGATCGAGAGAAGCAGACACTGGCTCTGTATATTCTTCAAAGAATGCCGAAATATCATGTTTGCAATTTGGGTGAAAAAGCCCTTGAATCTCTGCATCCCATATGGATTCATATTCTTTTGATTTCCCATCCATGGACAAAACAACACCCTCATATGGAGAACATAAATCGCAACTTCTAAAATGGGCCGAAACTATACATAAATTATAACCTCTTTCAACAAATCTATTAAAAGATGCCTGGACAGCACATCGGCCTGTTAGCGTTCGCCCTAACATTTCACAATATGTGTCTAATGAATGAACCGCTCCGTTTTTATATGTAATACTTTGAAGCCCTGCCTTTGCATAGCCATCAAGTAATTTTTGAGATATCTGCCTTCTGGTAATTATGTCTCCTTCTTTGAAATTAGCCTCTCCAACTTGAACAGCTATTTTCCTAAATATATCATCGGCTTTTCGCATTATTTGGAAAGGCTTGTCTTCAAGAGAATAATAGGCTGCAGACCTAAAGACTCCAAAAAATTGAGTATGTGCTTCAAATCCTTTGAATTTTAATAATATTTGCCCAGGTATTTCCGGAATAGGAGCCATGGGAGGATTCCTAATAAGGGAACTCCCTCGGATTATCTTGTTTGTTGCGAATCCCTTTTTACCCGCGGCTCTTAATTCAGCGTCCGAACTCCTTATTCCCAGAATATAAGCATCGGACATTGAATTATTGGCAAATTTAACAGCCGCGGCCTTAAATCCTTTAGCAATTTTATTTACTTTTAATTGATAGATGGCCCTTGCTTTAGACACATTATTCGGATTTTTTA